GAGAAACTATACCGCCTCTGATCGATGAATATTGTGGTAGGCCTTCGTGTGCTCGATCCTCGGTATATGTCCATTATCTCTGATACGAATTACAATCCGATCAGATATATCTACCAAGATCGAAAGACGAATCAGACAATACGATTTGAGCCAAAAGACATTGTTCACTTCATGCGCGAGCAAGATCATGACAACCCTATGTTTGGTCTATCGTCCCTCGAAGGACTTGTATCTGATGTATTCGGAGATGATAAAGCGTCGATATACAACGCCATGTACTTCAAGAATGATGCTACTCCTGCGATGATTTATATCGTCAATGAGTCCATCACTGAACAAAGTGAAGTCGATGTTATTGAGCAATATATCAAGGATAAATTCCGAGGAAGTGAGAATAAGCATAAGGCAATCATCTCACCAAGCATTGAGGATGTAAAGACGATCGATAATGGCCACTCAGATATGAAGTTCTTGGAGGCTCGAGTATTTACGACCGAGCGAATATGTGCGACTCTCTGAGTACCAAAGACGATTATCAACTACACCGACCGGGTGAATATTGGAAACTCAGATAATCAGTACAAGAAATTCATTGAGAATACGATACGACCACTCGAGAGATTTCTTGAGCAGATGTTCAACACTCTCTTCAAGGATATCAATCCAAATGTTGAGTTCTATATTCTTGATGAGCATATCAATGATCTCGATACTCGGTCCAAGATTGCTCGTGATAATGTTGCATCTGGTCTTTGGAGTCGAAATGAGGCGAGAGAATTCATCGGGTCATCATTTCTCGAAGGCGATACTGAAATGGACGAATACACCGTGACAGGAAGTGTTGCATCGTTGCGAGTTGCTATCTCAGCATGAGATGCGAGTATTAATAACCCAGATACCAATAATTTATCTGCGTAATGTTCCAAAATTCCTATCTGCGCTCACAGGAAATACGAAAAACACGCGATATTTTCAAGATATTTACGAAACAAAAGAAAATGCTGATATCCATGCTTGAATCGCTTGGAGAGAAGAGTACTAAGGCAAATGAAGCGCTCATTGATCCAAGAGTAGAAGAACAACTACAACAATGGGAGGATGATGTGAGATCAGATATCGCAGACTATCTCGTGGTTGTTCTCCAACCAATAATGATACAAGGAGCAAAGCCTTCCATCACGAAATACAAACTCTTTTTACCTGAATGATTTAAGCTTCGATTTGATCTCCCGACGGAACCAGCAGCACAGTATCTTGCAAAACTCAAACGATTACATCTATCAGACTACAAAGGGTCCATCTCGGCGACAACGAATAATGAAGTGAGAGCATTGATTGAAAGGGGACTGTTAGACGGAAAATCATACAGTGAAATTGCTGCAAATATTCACAAGATGGATCCTTTGGTGTTTTCAAAGGCTCGTGCAAATATGATTGCAACCACAGAAATAGGTCGAGCGTATGGATTCGCTGATTATCAAGTGGCTCTCAAGATGCAATCCTTAGGTCATACCATGATGAAGAAATGGATTACGGCACATGATGAAAAAGTTCGTCCTACGCATACGAAGAATGAGGCACTCGGATGGATACCACTCTCAGAGCGTTATCCAAATGGGGATATGTTTGCAGCATCAGAGGTTGATATTCGATGTCGTTGTCATTCTCAGACAAAAAGTGTGTAAAAATATTTTGAGCGAAAACGCCGTGGAGAATGCTCTTGGAAGATGTAAACATTTTCCAGTATGAACAAAAAGATTCAATACTTCCAGATGCATTGGAAGAATGTAGAGGTAATTGAGACAAAAGATGCTGGTGCTCCGGCAAAAATACGAGTACGTGGTTATGCATCCACTCCAGATATTGATCGCCATGATGATATTGTCGTTCCAAATGCTTTTGGTGCAACGATGACAACATATATGCAAAACCCAATTGTTCTTCTTGGGCATGATTATAGCAAGCCAATTGGAAAGGTTTTGGAATATACCATATCAGACAATGGCCTTGAAGTATATGCGGAGATATCACAAGACGTTGATGGCGTGATGCAATGTATTGCAGACAAAGTATTTCGAGGATTTTCAATCGGATTTATAGCAAAATGATGGGAATACACAGTAAGTAATAATCGAGAAATACGACAAATTACTGATCTCGACCTGATAGAAATATCGGTCGTGTCAGTACCTGCCAACGCATCAGCTCTCTTCACACTTTCGAAATCTTTGAAGCAATTCTTCGACGAACTCCCAGAGAACGAGAGAAAAAGCTCAACAGATGCTGATTCTAACAATGAATCAGGTGAGTGAGAAGGAGCTGGTGACGGCAGTGATACCGGAGAAGAGTTGCAAAAAGAGGGTGAAAGTCCCGATGGTGAAAAACCCACAGACACTCCGGAAAAGACTCAGGAATCTGAGAGTGAAACACCTCCAGAAGACAGTGAAGAGGTGAAATCCCTTAAGGTACAAATTGAGCTTCTACAAAACGAAATCCGTGATACGAAACTCGAACTGGAGTCGCTACAAGGAGAGCTCGAAACAAAGAATGCTTCTCTTATCCAATACAAAAAGACAGCGGATGAGATAGAGCAGAAAAATATTGAGCTCGAAAAGATCATCGACAAGGTAGGGGTTTCAAACGGTAAGGTTGTATCAGGAAGCGAGATACAAAAAACACAACCAATACGGAAGGCAGTGACCTATCAAAGTCTCGGTCTTATCCGATAAATATTTATTTTTCTATCATTCTATGATTAAAGAAATGCAACACGTCCTCAAGGACAAGGCACGAT